CAGCGTGTCGGCGGTGTACAGCGTAGCAAGGTACTCTTGCTTGTACTGCACTTGCGAACGCACTGCAACTTGCTCAACCAGCACCATTGCATCACGGTGGCCCATCAGACACACTCGGGCGGCTGCTGAACCACTGGTGGTATCGCAGTTGCTGGAGGTGTAAACAGGGATGCCGTAAAGCTGCCCGATTTCGCCATTGCGGATCGCATTGCCGTTGCCCACAAACGCCTGCTCGGTGTAACGCGAGAGGCCCATCAGCGTATTACGGCTAGATGGAGGGATTAGGAAGAAGCGATTGTCCATTGGCGTGTCGTTGTCGTCCAGGCGCTGAATGGTACGGCGGATAGCCACATCGGTCAGTGCAGTCTCGTTGTTCGAGCCAGCAACATAGGCTGTAGTGCCATCGCCGCCGATAAACGAACCAGTTGCATAGACGTTTGTGCCAGCACCACCATTGAAACTGCGGCCCAACTGCACCAGATCGGTATCCACTTGTTTGGCAAGTGCATAACCCGCATCAGAGGTGTAGAAGTTACGCAGGCTGTTCAGTGCCTGTGCTTCAACAATGTCTTCAATCAAGCGGCTGTACTCATAGTGCTTGTTGATACTGATCGTGACTTCAGTTTCAGTTGCAGCAATCAGAGTAACGGCAGTGCTTGCAGCTTTGGCAGACGCAGAGCCGCGAGTCGGGGCAGGAACGTGAACGGTGTCACCTTTCTTGCCTTTGAAACTCATCTTCATCACGGCATTGGCAAGAACCAGGTTCTTCTTGTATGCCGCAACAATTTCGTCTGACCAAATTTCGGGGATAAAGGTAGCCGCCGTTGTGACGGTTACCGCAGGGGTGGGAAATGGCATGATAAAACTCCAAAAAAAAGGTTATTTCACTCGCCCATCAGCGTATGCCTGCATGATTTCATCACTCAAGGCATCATACCGATTGGGATCAGTCATCTTCAATCGAATGAGGTCTGCTCGTCGGTAAACTCTTTTGCCGCTTTCGCCTGTGCCGCCAGTGTCAACAGTTGCTGCTTTCAAAGCCTGGCTCCTGACTTGTCGGCTTGACTCATCAGTTTGTCTGGCTTTAACACCCTTCAATTCCTTGTAGGTGGTTAGCAATTCATTGGCACTGTCGTAATCAAATTCACCATCAGCTTTAGCGTACAGCCCCAAGCGAACTGGTGATTGCTTCACCCAATCCACAAACCCTTGGTCATTTGCCACTTGGACAAAATCGGGGTGCTGTTGCGTCAGTTTTTGCTGCATCTGCATCTTGTTGAAGTCAACGGCTGCTTGCCGTGCTTTGACAACATCAGGATGTCGATCAATGGTGTTTTGGACTGCTTTCTGCGGATTCTCAAAAAAATCTACTTCTGGCTCGACCTCAACAGGTTGTTGCTTTGGAGAGAGATTTTGCTTGATCAGTTCGTCTGCAAGTTTTCTGACTTCACCAACTTCTTGCGCTTGTTTGCCAATATACCTTTCGGCTTCTTGGTGCATTCGCACAACTTCTTCAAGAGACTTTGACCGATATTTCTCGGGAATCTCATTGACTTTGGCTTCTTCAACTTCCAGTTCGCCTAGCGTCTCGTTCTCTTGATCAACTAACATAATTTTTTCCTGCCATTTAAGGTTGTAGGACACAGCGCGGCATATTGCTTATGCGCTGGCTTTTTGCTCCGATTTCAGCTTATCTAGGTGGCTCTTTTCAAACTTACCGTGCGCTGACGGGAATGAACCTGACCACCCTTCAAGCCGAAACGCTGGGGTTTGCAAAGCGCGGTGGGCTGTCCCACCACACTCGCACTGAACGATTTTCATCTCATAACTGACAAATCGGTCAATCTTGTGTCCGTTTTCACAGACAAATCCGTAAATTCTTTTCATAAATCCTCGTAGGCTCTTTCGCTTACTTGTTTCAGATTCTTTAACCAAATCAAAATAGACAATTCGCCTTTTTTGAATTGTAAATCTTTTTCGTCCTGAACATTGCTGACATTGTTAATAGAGTTGATCACGTTGTCAACATCCTCCATTAAGTCAATCCATCCAGGCTTGGAAAATAGGTCAAATCTGTCGTCATAGTATTTTTGCAGTTCTGGAGTCATATGTTGATAACAAATTGCCAAGTAAACCAGGCGGTTAAGCCAACCACTACAGCTACCAATGCAGCCCATAGACCAAAAGTCAGTATGTCATTAATCTCTGATGCCCTAATTGCCTTGGCGTGAGCTGCTTCAGCTTCTGCCTTCTTGCGTTCAGCCACCATGCGATTGCGCTCCAGCATCAAGGAATTCCAGACATCGTCGTTGCCTGACCATATCAGCATCTGCTTCAGCTCGTTCTCTGCGTCTTGGAGCTGCTTGAGCTGCATCACCGTCTCAAACGCCACTGCCGTATCACTCTTGCCAAAGCCCTTTGGCTTTTTCTTGACTGACTCCTTGGCGATAACGTCCTTCGCCTCAAAGAACTTCATCAGGTCACCGCTGATGCCATTGATGTCCTTTCCCATCTTGATGGCAGCTTGAATGCCTTTGATGGCTCCTTGGGCTACAGCAAATGCGGTAATCGGGTCAATCATTTGTCCCGCCTATTCCACATCTCGAATAGCGTTTTGATCTTGTCCTCCAAGACAGCCACCCGCAAATCCAACTTTGCCAATACGATTATCAGCGTGATGATTGCCAGCAGTATGGGCCATGCTTTCGACAGGATTTCAAAGAAGTCCACTTCACAGCCCTAGTGCTTTCTTGACAAACTCAGCCGCCACACCTGGCCCAAACAAGACCGCCGCAATCACAACGTACAGCAGGTACTCAATCTTCGTTATCCGCTTTGAGCCAACGGCAAAGCTATTCTGGATGCCCTCGTACCGTTCAGCGCAAATAGCTTCATGCGTAGCCAGCTTGGCCTCGGTCTCGCTGATCATTTTTTCGGTCATGCTGTTACTCCTTTAATCAATGAGAAGTTGATTACAGGAGCATCGGTTGCAATGCCTCCAGTTGTGTAAAACGTAACATTAAAGCTACCAGCAGCAACTGCGGTAACCAACAAAACGTAAAGATTTGTTCCAGACTTTTGGTTTAAAATTATGGTATCGGTAGCCGCCACCAATGTATTTGTCACCGTAAATGTTGCCGCTACCATTGACCCTGCTGCCGAAAACATGGTAATTGCACCAGTTGGCTTGCTCAGTGTTACGCCTGTTGTCCTGCTTGTTAACTGAGTAACAGCACCGCCAGAGCCTGTGCCGTAGCCAAGATCATTAGGAGAAGTAACAAGTACGCCATTACTAGCAGAGATTGAATAAGCCTGTAATTTGCCGTAGACAGTGAGGTCTTGCTGTACATCTAATGCCGCGACAGAAGTCTGCCCTGTCAGTTGGATGTCAATGCTTGGTACTGTGTACTGGAATACGGTGTCGTTGGTCGAGCCAACCATGTACATCTTTGTGCCATCAGGCTTGATGTAAATGCCTTGAGGGGTTAAGTCTTGCGCCGCAACGCTAAATACGTTAACAAAAGCTGATGTACTAATATCCCACGGTGTTGTTAGGTTATAGACGTTAACGTCATCGCCTGTCTGCCCCATAACAAACATTCGTGAACCGTCGCCTGTAAAAGTTACAGCAGTGGCAACTGTTTCTTGCCCCGACACTGAGAACGATTGCAAGAATGTTGCAGTTGATACGTTCCAAGCGGTTGACAGCGTGTACCGATAAACAGCATCACCATTTTGTCCAACCATGTACATTGACAAGCCATCGGGTTTAAACCAAAAACCGCTGGGGGATGTGTCTTGCCCTGTAACAGAAAAGGAAACGCTGTCGTAAGACGCTGTTGCAACAGACCAAGGTGTGCTAAGTGTGTATTGGAATACCGTGTCGACGGCCGTTCCAATAACGTACATCTTTGTCCCATCAGCACGGAAAAACAATCCTTGAGAGAGAGTTTCTTGGGAGGAGATGCTAAAACTAGTTACAAACACCGCAGACGAAACAACCCAAGCCGTAGACAGGTTGTACTCGTTAACATCATCTCCCGTTGTTCCAATAATGTACATCTTCAACCCGTCAGGGCTAAAGAATAAATCGGTTGGCGTAGCTTCCTCCGCTGCAACAGAGAAAGACACACTGTCGTAGCTTGCACTAATTACGTTGACGTTGCTTAGAATGGTGTCACCAAATTGGCTTAAGCGACCAGCAGAATCTATGCGAACACGCTCAGTTGGCGTACTAGCACCATCAGCAGTTGTGCTGAACACCAACCGTCCGGGCATATCATTAGTGCCCGGAGTTCCGTCTACTAATCCGGCAATGCTTGCGGCAACAATAAAGTTTGTGCCATCATCACCTGTGAAACCAATCCCCCCTAATGAGTCACCAGAAGAAACAACTGCTTGAGTACCAACAGTCGCACTCTTTGAGCGAGACAAAGAAATTCCAGCACCCACAGTAGGGGATGTATTCCAAGTTGTAAAAA